ATTAACAGCATCCCCTGAAAAAATGTAGTTATAACTTACAGGTGTATTTAACCAATTACCTCCCGCAGGAATAAAAAATGCTTCTCCATTAGGATTATTTGCAACAATATTTTCATATGGGGTTGTAATTGTTTTAGCAACTTTTGTTACACCCCATGGATTTGTTTGTTCTAATACTATTGTGTATTGTTTGTTTGCAACAGGATAGGTATGAGTCATAGAATTTGGTGTGTATCCTGTTACTATTTGTTTTGGTGACCCATCACCCCAATCTACTTTATATGCAGATAAATCAAGGAACTTTTGAAACTCACTTGAAGTGTTGTATATGTTGTACACATATGGATTTGCCGTTGTTGAAGAAAATATGAAGTTTGCAACAACATCTTTCTGTAACACAGCTCCATCAAATGGACTATAATACCCAACATCAACCGCAGTCTGTCTAATAAGAATTGGTATTGTTAATCCAGTCAGTATTGATGACCCATTTGGACCTGAACTAACCACTTGAGTCATTGCAGAGTAAACCCCTACAGAAACCCCGCTATAAGTTACTGTTGAAAGGTCTCCCTTAATAGTTTCGGGTGAAATTATAATATTATATAAATCTTCCATTAGATAGCATTTACGTATTCATACCATTTTATGGGTACTAACGTCCCTGCTCTTTGATATGTGGCGTCATATATGTGTTGGTTGTCATTTATATTAAAGACTTGGTAATTATGTTTTTCATAATCCAATTCAACTCTATAATAAAAAAACTGTGAACTATCAAATGAATATTTATCACCAGAAATAGATGATTGAGGCATGTTCATCATTTTAACAAATTGTCCTGTTTGAGCGTCATAAAACTTTGCACTCATATAAAATGTACTAATATCCAAGAAAGTTCTTTTCTTTAACCAATAAACGAAAAAACCTTCTTTATCACCCACATAATCCAAAACAAAATCAGGTTTTTTAATTGTAACAGGAGTTCTTTGCATTAGAGCATCCATTTTTAAACCTTGTTGTGTTGGTAATATTATTGTTATATAGTTTTTTTGTTTTTTTGGGTCTACATTATCATATAAATCTAGTTTGAAAAAAGAGTTAGAAAATCCATTACTATAGTAGTAGATTTCTTGAGCGGTAAACCCTTCCATTCTATAATCAATTTTCCAATTAGCGGAGTCATTTAGTGAACCGCCAGAATAAAAATAGAATTGATATTTTATATCAGTATTGTTTGTATCTCCTGATTCAGGCGCATGTGGAAATCTTGTAACCTCAAAATCTCTACCGACACCAATAACTTTAGTAATAACCTCTGACTCATACTCGTCAATACTTTGGTCCAAACCTAAATAATCCCAACTTAACTGCACAGGTATTGTGATTTGTCTATTAACAAACCCATTTTGCATTATTTGTATTTTATTCACATCCATCTATTAACGGTTTGTAAGGGTATGGAATGCCAAGTATATCGGCATTGTAATTTATTCCTTCAGGTATTAATCTAAATACCGTATCTTTAAAAGGATATTGAGCACTGTTCAAAAATGGATAATCAACACCTCTCTGAAGATTATCTTTAAAACCATAAGTATATAAATCTCTCCATCTGAATTGTTGGTCAGCACTTGAGTAATAAGAATAACTAGGTACTTGGTCGACAAACTGTAAATCACCAGTTTCAATGTAACTTGAGAATACTCTTATCGGCATTGAGTGATGTGGCTCGTAATAATATCCAGGAGCATTTGTACTTGAAGTATTAGTTGTTTGAAACACGTCTTCATTATATTTTAATTTATGATAATAAGGTGATATAACTCTTTCAATTTGTTGATAATCATTCCACTCACAAAAATCACCATCAATTGTATCTCCCGACATCAAATCTTGATTATAATAAAATGTTTTAGTTGCACCGTTTGTTAGAGTGTAAGCAGAAGTTTGTATATTTGTGTTTGAATTAGTATTGTTCAAATTCCACCAAGAATTTGTTGTCTTAGTTAAATTAAACTCCCACCCTTGTTTTAAACCAATACCATTATTCGGTTTGTTAAAATATCCAGTATAACCTTTATTAATCACAGTTAAAAATAATTCACTAACAGGTCTTTTTTGATTATCAATAACATTACGTAGATTCAAATCGTAGTTGACAGTAACATTATAAACATTACTACTATTTTTTTGCGATATCCTTGAAATTTTGTTAGGTGTTATTGAACTATATTCAAATTTTTTATCTTCATTGAATACATTTTTTTCAAATGCATTTTTTGTCATTACACAATCATTTACATTTGTAATTATTTTGTGTTCTCTAACATAGTATTTTGAAGTTGTTTCCAAAATGTTTTCAGGATTGATAACTCTTTTGAATGTTCCTGAAGTACTATTGGCAAATGTAGTTCCTGTATATCCTAAATTATAAATGTTGAAGATATAAATACCACTTCCTAAACTGTCATTACCTAATGAATAAACTTGAAACAAATTATTCCCATTATAAGAAAACGATAATTCTACATATTCACCAACAGTCAATCCATGAGGAGCAATACATTGAAATGCAACTATACCTGAACCATTTTGTGATGAATTGTTAATTGTGAATGGTATACCAGTTGACGCTGTCCAAGTTAGATTATTATTGTTGAGTGTGTAAAATAATTGTTTGTCGTAGTTGTTTTTATAGGCATAACTAATATAATATGTCCAGTTATATGTGTAAGCACTAATTGCTTTATAATTTACATGTTGGTCTTTTACATCTGGTCTATAAAAATCAAACTCATAATATTGTGGCAACCCTTTCCATATATTTGTTGACATAGAATTTACAGGGTCTACATAATACAAATTGTTTTTAAACGGGTCATAATTAGTACTACCTGTATAAGTGTTATCGTATAAATAATTTACTTTAAATGTTGGTCTAAATATTGTAGATGCTTGTCTTTCATCATCATAGACTTGAGCCAAACTAACACTTTGACTTCTGTCATACTCAATCATCTGTTGGGTTTGTTCTTCCAACGAAATAGTAATATCTTGGTCAACAAGAGGTGCTGACTTATATTCTTGACTACTTGGTACGATAGTATACTTATTCACCTATTGAGTATTTTGTTTTGAATTTATCAAGTGCAGTAGCACCTTTTACAGTTCCAAAATAAAATTGGAATGGAGCACCTACAATGAACTTACTACTTGAAGCCCCAATCTTACTATATTTACCATTTGCATCAACACCAAAGATGTAACCCCTTGCATATAAATCACTTACACTTGAATTGGTATTCCTAAAATAATTTGGTGTTATCAGACTTGTTCTATCTAAGGATTGATAAGGCCTATTTTGTACAATTTCTGTTTCATTAGTTGCCCAAGTGTTGTATTGATTACCAAAGATTGTTGAAGTATTTGCCATTCTCCACTGATAGAATGGTACTTCTTGTGATTTTATTCCATATGGATATGGGTAGTTATTAACATTATTACTACTCCTAAAGTTAATTCTTCCTGGAGTTAAATAATCCTTAGTTTGTAAATTTTCAGTTGTTGATGAAAACCAAACAGCCATAATTGGGTCGTTTGATGTACCTAATATTGTCATAGGAGCCCCACTAACACTATTATAAAATTGAGGTGAAAAACTTACGTTTCCTATCTCAGAGTTAATAGACATCAATTGAGCTAAGTCACCATCAATTCTTTTGTATGGTCTTGAGAATAACTGATTCAATGAATTATCACCCACAGATATAATTCTCGATAAGAATCCTTCATCAGTAATTCTAGAAATTACAAAAAGATTAATCAAATCTGAAGTGTCTGAATAACTCGTAGGATTTATGCTTGGTAGTATGTAAGCTTTAGTCGCAGGGTCAAAAACTATTTCCGAATAGAATGAATCCTTATATCCCAAATTAATTATTGTTGTCGGGAATAAAAGATTTACATCATTAATTGAACCTACGTTTGATGTTCTTTTACCTAAAAATTTGTTTGTCGAAATATTGTAAGGACTACTTCTAAAATAAAAATTATTTGTACTTGAATCAAAATGGGCAACATCAGTACAATAAACGGGAGGTAAAGGTTTATTTTGTTGGTCAAAATACGTATCTACTTGAATTGGAAATGCGTAAAGTGTACCATTAATCCAATTGTTAACAAATGATTGCGAAAGTACGCCTCTACACAAACCATAAAAAAATCTGAAACGATAAGCCCATTCAGAAAAATTATCTAAATCGGTAAACAAATCGGTAATAGGTTTTCTCAAAAACATATAACAACCTTTTTCAACTGCATCCGTAGTTGTACATCCTGAATTGATACTAAAATTGTCCCCAAAACCTTGATAACAACCTAACCCAACCATGTTTTCACAATTAAAACTTTCTAAAACTTTAGTGGAGTTAGTCAAACCTGAAATTACAGGTGCTACTTGGTCAGCACCCAAAGAATAACTCACAGTTGTAATATTTGCTCCTGTGTCGTTTATTAAATAAACCCCAAAATTTAGATTTTGTTGTAATATACTTGGATTGATACTCCATGACCCTCCATCAAGTTTATCTGACGTTGGAAGTCTATCAGTTCTCAATACGTTATTTACCGAATTATTAATCAACATTGGAGATGACACCAATTTTGGATATAAAGAATAAGTGTAATAGTAATATTTTACGTCACTCCAATTCGATATTGTAGTATCGGCAAGCATCTGAGGGTAAGTACCTCCTGCAGCATTGGCCACCATTATACCCATAGAAGTAACGTCTTCACTTAAATCATATTTTGCGTTCTCAGGAGAAGAAAAGTAAAATCCATTACTTGTTTTACTTATAACCATTTTGTTGGAAACATTGGTTTCACTATTAAATGTATTCTGTGCATCTAAACTTCCATAATATCCCACAGAACTCGATGTGAAACCCGTATACTGTAATCCAGGTTTTGAACTTCCTGTTATACCTGGTTTGAAAAAATAAGATTGATAGAATATTTCATTTTGATTTGTAAATGATTGTACACTAATAACGTTGTTTGTCAATTTTTGAATCGGTATGTTTAGTTTTGTTTGTGCTGTAAACGTAAATTTGGGGTCATCAATGGTACTACCAAAAATTGCACCAAGTTTATATTCGTTTGTGTATTTTGGAGAATATGGGTCAACGCCTCTCTGTAAAACTAAAATATATTGTTCATCGAAACCATCGTAGTAGTCTCTAAATTTCAATGCACTATTATTTGTAACAGATAGTTCAGTAGCTGAAGGATTACTTAAAAACCAACTAATGTATTGTTTCGACTCAAGAATGTTTGGTAAAGACTGTGTAGTTGCGGACACCCACATTTTTGCTGCGTCTGCAACAGTAATCGCAGTAATAACTTGATAGTATTCAACATCTTGAGGATATTTGTAAGTAGTTTCAGTAGAACCGTAAGGTAATGAATAGGAAACTGTAGACTGACTATACTGAGCAGTTGCATAAGTTACATTAATTGTTGTCTCAGCACTACTACTGTATGAAGTACCACTAATACCATTAACAACACCGTTTGCAGTAGTTGCGGTATATTTGTAGTTAGTATCAAATGAATTCGATGGGTTCACAAAAGTAATTAAATCCCCTGAGTTATATTTTTGGGTAGCTAAAATAGTCAGTGTATTGTCAAAGTGATTCTTATTGATGTTTGAATCCTTTGCAAAAGTAACTTTAATTTTATTTAAACCAGTAAAATAATTACTTCTTTGGTTAAAAAGGTTAATCCTTTCTCCTAAAGGTAAACTTTTGGAATCCGCAAATCTAAATCTATCTGGTACACTTGGTACTCTTGCAATATTTGATTTAGGTATTTTATATCTTGATGGGTCACTTTTAAACGCACTGTCTTGGAACCCTGCAAATGCAACTGCATAGGTATTTGCATAAACACCAATGTCTTCTGAGGGACTTCCCGAAAACAAAAGTTGAAGATTATTTTGATAAAATAATGGTGATGAAAAATAAGATAAAGCTCCTGAAGGAAAATCTAAATTTCCATTTGGATTATCCTTTACGTCAGTTCCGCAGTCACATGCTTGACATGCAGGATAGGTCATCATCGGTAGTCTAATAGTGGTATTTATTTCATTACAATTTGCAGGAGTTAAACCACACACAAAACCAAAAGGACGAATACTTAAAATTTCAAGATTACATAAAAAACAGAGTAACGAAACTACTGCTGCATATAAAAACAAAGCAATATGGGCCACAATCAAAACGTTGAGCCCAATAATTTGTATTACAAAAAATAAAATTGAAAATATAAAATACAACAAATCAAAATTCCTAAATCCATCGTTGACTGGAAATTTATTTACACTAGTCGCGCATGAGTTATCATCTATTGATTTTATTCCAATAAATTTACCCTTACCCTCACCTTTTTTATACTCGTCAATCAAAGAAGAAACAGTATAGACTTTGTTAAAAATGAATTCGTAAAAAGTATCTTCACAGTTTATTACACTGTTAAGTCTTTTTGTTAGTTCGTTACCAACAAAACCATTTGTATAACCACTCCAAGCAAGTCCAAAATAATAAGAACTATCTACTTGTTTTCTAACATTCAAATTAGAACTTAAGCCCGATGGGTCTAAACTTGAGTTTGTCCATCCGTACTCTTTAACATTTGGTACCAAATAATATGGTCTTCTAACCATTTCAGTTAATGTTGGAGATTGTTCCCATTTAACTTTAAACCTATATTTTGCTTTTGTTGCAATACCAATAGTTGGGTCATTAGACAAAACCTTCTCACCAAATTCGTTTGTTACAAAATAGTCTAAGTTCATTGGCATCTCAACCAACCATGTACCATCTTGGTCAATTACGTTTCCTGAATTATCTAAAGTGTAAACTTCCAAAACAGGATTACCATCTGTGTCTGTTCGTATTGTTTGTCTAACAGCAAGAATTTGGCCAGGTCCTGAAACTAAATCACATAAATTACCCAAATCGTCTCTTGGTTCACAGTTGTCTCTAATTCTATTTTCATCAGGTGATGAAAATAATGAACCCATAAAAACTGCTGTGGGTTCGATATTGATATTCACATCACCTCTCAAGTCAAAATCTAATCGGTTAATTGCAATGTCACAAACTTCAGGGTCACCCCATAGCGGTGAAACTTCTAAACTTTTAGCAACACTGACAATTTGAGGTAATGAGTTTAAATCAGTCGAAGTTCTGAATCTTCCACCAGCAACTTGTGAAGGAGTTGCTCTGCCGATTCTAATCAAATCTTGAGGTGTTAAAGAAAATTCACCGATGTCAGACAAATCAACATCCATTAACATATTTTGATATCCTAATGGTACACCCATTATCATGTAATCACCACTCTCGTTTGTTTTTGCAGTATACTTGTAGTACTTGTCGTAAATCTCGATTGCTGTTGTCCCTGTTAAAACATCTTGTCTTGATGGAAATGTTCCTGTAGCTGCATGTGTTGAATATGATTTTTTGTAGGGTAATAAATTGTATCTATACCCATCTTCATTTTTATCTGATAAAGATTTATATGGATATATACTTGAGATATAAGGATTGGATTGGTCTACATTTGTAATTGGAATAAAAATAGAAACTCTTGCATTTGGTATTCCCAAACCATTGTTTGCAGTAACTCTACCAACAACTACACCATAGTTTGCACAACTTCTAGTGTACACGTCTTCTTGTTGAAGTTTCAAAGATAGTATCTCTAAAAAATCAAACTGTTGGTCTAATTGTACATTGATTGTTTTGTTGATTCCTAATTCAGTCCTTATTCTATATGATTGACCCATTAAATCTCTTTAATTAATAAATAGTTTATGTGGAATTTTTTAAATTAAACCCACACCTTTAAATTATAAACTAAAGAAGAAATAAATAAACTTGTTAAGAGAAAGTAATTGATTGGAAATTCTTAACAGATACTCTAATGTCTTTATTAGGGTATCTTATTTGATAAATTTGTGATGGCTGAGCAAATATTGTATCATCAACAGGTCCTATCAATTTTGTTTCAGGATTTGAATACACCATAGATGTTTCAGCAGAAGAATATTGTCCTCCGACTTCATTGATAACATCAATATTTGCAACTGTTAGTACTCCATTTGTATTTTGTACAATACTTCTTAATTCAGATAAATAAACATTTTGTCCAAGTTGTCTTGTTAATGGGTTAAAATATTCGGATATTTTATCCACAACACTTGAAATAACTTGTCCTGAGTTTTGTGCAGAATCTAATACAATTGCAACATCAACACTAAGGTCAATAACTTCAGCAGTGAATATTGAAATATAATCATTCATCATTCTATAGTTTGATAAATAATTTGCAATGTTCTGTCTTAAGGTATTAGATACAATGTTAGTTAATTTTCCTGAAGTATCATAAGATAATATTTGAATTAAAATCTTGTTGTCATTTTCTGTAATTGATACTTTAGCTGGTGCTCCGTATTGAGCTGGCATGTTTCTAATAATAGATTCGTAGTCTTGAACTGTTACAGCTCTTTTTTGTGCTGCAAAATTAAATGAAACATAATTTCTAATTTCCTCTAATGAAGGGACACCTGCTCCACCAACAGCCGCAGTAACGTTAACACATCTTAATGAGTTTACAACTGATGAGTTAGTTGTCTCGGATGGTCCATTAACAAAGAATGAAACAGTCCCAATTTGATTGATAACATTTGTTCCTAAGTTTGTTGCTAAACCACCACCAATTCTATATTGAACAAACAATGTTGAGTTAGGTGTTAATGTCGAACCTAATGAGAAATTGTTAGAATATTTTTGTAATTCTAAGGTTGTTCCTAAAGTGGTGAATTGATTTAATTGGTCTTGAGCCGTGTTTGTACCCCCACCAAATGTCATCTTTTTAAATCCTTCAGGAGTATATTCCGTAATAAATCTATTTTGTGTTTGGATATATTTTCCAACTTTAATTCCTGGCTGGTCTGAAACCTTTGTAGGGTCTTCAATAAACACTCTATCTTCAGCTAAGGCATCAACCTCATACCATTTGTTGTCTAATCCTAAAAATTCTGCAGTTGTTGGAGTATTTGTGTACTCAGTACCGTTTTTCAATAATACACTTGTAATCCCTAAAACATTCTTTTCAGGTAAGAATAACTCAAAGAATGGTTTTACATCATTTGCACCGATAACTCTTTTAAATACTTTAGTTACACCATTAACAACAATTTCTCTTTTAGTGATTGTATAGTTAACAAGAACATTATTTGAATTGAAATTTGGTATCTTTAGTCTATTAGGAAAACCTTGAGCATTATATGGTGATGCAAAATCAATATCATAAACATTTTCAAACACAACTCCAGCACCAACAACTTGAGAACCTCTTGTTAATGTTCCAAGATATCTCTCATCTTCTTTATCACCAAAAGCAGGTACTGTTATTGAAAAATCAACTAAAGATACTGATGGTCTTTGTCCTGGCAATTTTAAACCATAAGTTCTTGCAATGTTATATATTGAAGACCTTTGTTGTGCATATTGTAAAACAGTTTCTTGTAAACTTCTATCAATATTGTAATTTAAGTTATCGGCAACTGCAGCATTTAAATCTAAAAAAACTGAAAATACAGAAGCATCATTAAAATCTTGGATTAATTCAGGATAATATGTCCTTACATAATTTAAAAGTTCAGTTCTTATCGCTTGATAATCTCTGGTTGCATATGATATTTTATTGTTTGCCATCTATATTAAATATTGATAATCACAAAATCGCTTTGAGCAAATGTTGAGTTGTTAGTTGAGTAATCTATTCTTATTTTTGCAGTGTATTCCGCGGTTCCTTTTCCAGGAAATCTATAAATTGAAGATTCATTTGTGCCTGCAACATTTTGTCCAGTTGCAATGTCTAACTCTTCTTGAGGGTCAGCAGGAGTTATTGTTAAACTATTAACCAATAAGTTTGGCATAAAATTTTGAATAGCGTCTCTAATATCCGATTCAATTGCACTGAAAGTTAACCCATCAAAAGGTTCAAATAAAAATTCATACAATCTTGTACCAAATGCAGGTAAGAAATATCTGGACCCCTTTCTTGTTAATAACAAATGAATAAGGTCTGACTTTATTTCTTGGGATTGTAATTCAGTTAATTCCAAATAGTCTCCTCGTACAGAATCTCTGAACGGAAAACTAAGTCCATATGTAACACCGTTTGCCATATATATAAATATACTATCCTACTTTTTCTTATAAATACATAAAAACAAATAATCCCGATTATTAGTCGGGATTATTAATTATTTTAAGCTGAACATCCAAAACACTCAAATGGACTATCTTCAGGTTTTTGGGTTAAACCCGTTTCAAGGTAATCTACTTTTGGTGTTTCAATCTTTTGACCTTGTTTTTCAACCTTAGACAAGTCTAACGCTAAGTGTTTAGCTCCTGTTGAAATTGCTTTAGTTCTAACGTAGTAACATAAAGTCTTTAATCCTTTTTCCCACGAATGGAAGTGTGAAGATGTAATCTTTGACAACGTTGGATTTGACATATATATGTTCATTGATTGTGATTGGTCTACAAATGGTGCTCTTTCTGCCGCCATATCAATAAGTTCTCTCTGAGAAATCTCCCAAATAGTTTTGTACTTATTAATCAAATGTTCAATTCTCTTAACCTTTTTAGCGTAGTTCTTATCTTCAGTGTCAAGATAGTTATTGAAGTTAACATTTTGAATTGACCCTTCATTCATAATGATTTCATTTTTCAAATCTTCACTCCAAATTCCAAGTTTTTCAAAATCATTAATCAAATACTTGTTAACAATTAAGATTTCACCACCAACAACACGTCTATTAAATAACGCCGAGTGAGCTGGTTCAGTCATTTCAAATGAACCTGTAATCTTAGCAGATGATGCAACTGGCATCTGAGCAGTGAATAAAGAGTTACATACACCATACTTTTTAACATCTTCTTTTAATGAAGCCCAATCTAAGAATAAATCAGATTCATTTAATCCCCACATGTCAAATTGGAAAATACCTTGTGACATTGGTGACCCTTCAAAGAATTTATATGGTTGTTTAACACCTCTCTTACATAAATCATTACTTTCAAAAATAGCTGCGTAGTAGATAGCTTCAAAAATATTCTTATTTAAAGTTTTTGCTTCTTCAGATGTAAAAACATAGTCCATCAAAAAGAATACGTCAGCAAGACCCTGAACACCAATAGCAATTGCTCTTTGTTCTAATCCACCTTTTAATCCTTTTTCAGTTGAGTAACTATTGATATCAACAACATTGTTCAAAGCTCTAACTACTTTTTTAGTTTCGTTAATCAATAATGTATAATCAAATTTACCTTCTTTAATAAAGTTCTTTAATACAATTGAAGATAATGTACAGATAGCTGTTGTTTCTTCGTCAGTAAATTGGTAAATCTCATTACAAAGATTTGATTGTTTTATAACTCCAATGTTTTGATGATTGGTCTTCTTATTTGCACTGTCTTTGGAACATAAATAAGGTACACCAGTCTCAACTTGTGACTCAATTACTTTAGTCCAAATTTCTTGAGCTTTAACTTTCTTACCAAGACCCATTTGTACTGCTTTATTATAATTTTCTTCGTACTCATCACCATAACACTCTTGTAATGGTTTAATACCAGCTTTAAGGATATCGTTTGGACAGAATAAGTACCAATCAGCATTTTCTTTAACCGCTCTCATGAAGTTATCAGGAATCCATAGTGCTGTGAATAAATCACGAGCTCTTAATTCATCTTTACCTGTATTCTTCTTAATGTCAAGTAAGTCAAATATATCTTTGTGCCAAGGTTCGATATAGATAGCCGCACTACCAGGTCTTCTACCTTGTTGATTGAAGAATCTTAATGACTCATTAACAATCTTTAAGTATTTTAATAAACCACCAGCAAATCCTCCCGAACTATTAATTCTACTTTCCTTACTTCTGATGTTAGACATTGATAAACCAATACCCGCTGCGTCTGAAGAATATGTTGAAATATCACTCAAGGTTTTTAATAATCCATCACGAGAATCTGAATTATTATAATGTAACACACAAGAAGCCAACTGAGGAACTTTAGTTCCCGAGTTAATCATAATTGGAGTTGCTTTAGAAATTAGTTGGTCAGACAATGACTTGTAATACTCAACCGCCTCCTCAAATGTATTAGTTACCCATAAAGCAACTCTCATATACATATGTTGTGGTCTTTCAACAACTTTACCATTAGGTAGTTTCAACAAGTACATTTCAGTTAATGAACGCCATGCAAAATAATCAAAATTATAATCATTCTCATGATTGATAACCACATCTATCTTATCCGCCCCATATCTTTCAATGATTTCTATAAGTTTGTCATGAACAACACCGTCAACGTGTAACATATGCATTGTATTTGAGAAACTTGGGTCAGTTTCTTTATGGTACGAAGATATTGCAACCGAAGAAGATAATCTTGAATAGTCGTAATGACTACCTGTATATGAAGCTGCAATCTCACATACTAATTTATCTAATTCTTTAGTGGTTACAAACCCCTCAGTTGGAATTGATGTAATTACTTTGATGAAAATTTCATCAGAGTTTACACTTAACCCTTTCGCAGCTTTTTTAATTCTGTTATAAATTTTTTGTGGATTAAACACAACATCTTCTCCTCCTCTTTTTTTAATCTTTAATGACATCATAATTTTATAATATTAAAAATCGTCGACAAATGAAATTGCCTCGTTTAATTTAGCCTTTTGGTATTCTACTGTTCTTCCCTCAAAGAAGTTACCTTTTGTTTCAATAGCAATTTGCTCCATGAATTTAAATGGTTGTTCAACATTAAATTCTTTTTTACAACCAAATTTAAGTAAAAGTCCATCAACAACAAACTCAAGATATTGTTTCATTAAGTTTGAATTCATACCAATAAGTGATACAGGTAATGATTCAGTTATAAATTCTTTTTCAATTTCTAAAGCAGATAAAAGGATTTCTCTAATTCTTTTTTCACTTGGTTTATTTTCAACGTGATTGTTTAACAAGTGGATTGCAAAATCACAATGTAAGTTTTCATCTTTAAAAATTAAAGTGTTCGCATTACATAACCCTTGCATAATACCTCTTGATTTCAACCAAAAGATTGAACAGAATGACCCTGAAAAGAAAATACCTTCAACAGCCGCAAAAGCAACTAATCTTTCTTGGAATGAAGCATTTTCAATCCAATCCAAAGCCCACTTAGCTTTCTTTTGTACTGCAGGTAAATTGTCTAAAGCCGTAAAACATTTATTCTTCTCATCTTCGCTTGAAATGTATGTATCAATTAAAAGTGAATACATTAAACTATGAATATTTTCCATAGCCAATTGCATGCCATAAAAGAATTTAGCTTCAGGATATTGGACTTCTCTATAGAAGTTCTCTGCCAAATTTTCATTCACAATACCATCAGATGCCGCAAAGAACGATAAAATGTTCTTAATAAAGTATTGTTCATTTTCTGAGAGATTACTCCAATCTCTGATATCTTCTGTTAAATCTATTTCCTCTGCCGTCCAAAACGCAGCTTGGTGCATTTTATAAAACTCCCAAATGTCATCGTGTTGAATAGGAAATATTACAAACCTATTAGGATTTTCTACTAAAATTTTTTCCATATTAATTTTTTTGTTTTTTTGTTACGATTTTTTTTCTTCTCTTTCTTTTCTTTTTTCTAACAACTCCTTAACTCTATCTCTTTTTCTTTCCTCTTGTTGTTCCTCAAAACCTAAGAATGTTACTGAACTCTCTGTGTCAATCTCCAAAAGTTCATTGTTGAACTTACAGTTTTCAAACACAACACCATCTTTACCGATTCTTGACTTGGTGATTGCAATTGTCGCTAAGTTCATTTCCTTTTGTTGTAAAGTTTTAGCCACCGATATGATTACGTGACCTACTTGGGCTTTCTTAATGGACCCACCCATTTGGTCTGTAGTTACAACTTCTGATGAAATTGAAGACCTATTACCTTGGGTTGCTGTCCAACCCACCAAAGACAATTCATGACACATTGCTTCAAACCCTCTCATTACTGAACCTTCAGCTTTCCACTCGTCCTTACTTGTACTCTCAGGTACCACACAATCAATATAGTCTAAAAGAATTAAATCAATTTTTGTACCATCGGCAATCATTTTTCTAACCTGATTTTTGATTTGAGACATAGACATTGAATCTGATGGTAACTTCTTTAAAATTAACTCGTTCTTCATTGTATTCTGAATCTCAGCAATCTTACTCATAACTTCTTCTTTGTGAATAACCAAGTTATCAGGTTCAATCCCTGTCCAAAGGGTAAAGTGTTTTCTTTGAACAATTTTAGGGTTGTCCTCAAAAAATATCTGAAGAACATTATAACCAAGGTTAAATGCTGTGTTTGCAATCTTAGTCAAAATGGTTGTCTTACCAACACCTGTAGGTGCCAAGATTACACCAATTTCCCCCTTCGCCAGTCCACCTTTAAGTAGTTTGTCTATACCAGGTATACCAATCGCAATTGGGTGTCTAAAATCCTCATCTAATACACTATCAAGGTTGGAAAAAATATTGGTTAAACCTGTATCTCTTTCTCCAACTTGTAATGCCTCACGAACAAGTCCTTCAACTTTATCGTATGACTCAAAGTCTCCTTCATTAATAATTTTCTGAGCTCTATCCATAGCCTTCTGAAGTTCTTGTTGTTTACAAAACTTCAAGGCCTTTTCTTGAACAAATATACTTCCTTCAAATGGTGCATCCTTAACTTGTTTCAAAGTGTCAAGTACAATCTTAGCAACAAGTTCTTGAGAAATTTCAGATTTTACAATCTGTTCCAAAGTATCAAAGTTAGGCGTAGACTCATACTTAACATAATATTCTTTAGTCATCTGTAAGATGATTTTGAAATATTTGTTGTCAAAATATGAACTTTCAATGACATCCATAATTGATGATGAAAATTCTCTATCTATAATAAGTTGGTTTAATAATTGTAGTTGAAAAGTGTTCCCTAAGTATTCAAAATTCTTGTTCATATAGTATTGTTTGCCCCTGTGTTTTATTAAATATTTACTTACTCAAGTCAAAGTCCAAATATCTGAAACTTAATTTTGAAGATGAAAAAATGTCAGTCAATTCTCGTAACACATCTTTTAAAAAAGGTCTTACATCAACTGTATAACGTACTTTTGGTGGAAAATTTTTTCCATCAAATGCTCTATGACAAATTGTCTGCTCTCCAACTTTGATATAAATGTTGAAGTCTTCAGGTCCGTCAGTAAAAGATGTTTCCATAATAGAATGGTCATCATAAATTGCCTCTTTGTTATCTATCATATAGGTAACAGTTTTCATCTTCAAATAGTATTGAAGTTCATTTGTGATTGCCTTGATGTACTCATAGAAATTCACAGAATTCTTTGCCTTCGGATTGTATCCTCTTACGTTGAAGAATCGTTGTACAACGATGTTGTCGTTCAACGTCATTAAGAATTCCATCTTGGTGCTGTCTTGTTCTCTCATAATTTTAATTTTTATTAATATTTCTTTTTTCTTTTCTTGTTAGTTTCATAAATGGTTTCAAAAAATCAACCCAAGCTTCATTGTCTTTGGGTAGATACTTAAAGAGTCCGTCTTCCATCATCATCCTCATTAAGTTTTTGTATCCCCTATCTGTAGGGTCTATAGTATCGGTTTGGATTTGTTCTACTAATTCTTTTCCTTCATATGTTATTAATGGGTTAGATAAATCAACAATTCTTTTATTTTGTGAATAAAATACTTCTCCAAATATACCGCTTTTTGTCCGTCCTGTCAAAATATTATCTAACACCTTGGACTTTTTCTTTTGTTGGATAATTCGAGCATTATCCAATAATTCGTGTGTAGTGCAGGATTTAACCAGCACTTCAGGAAATAATTTGACCAATGTTTTTTCACCAAGTCCTTCAATACCATCTATATTGTCCGACTTGTCCCCTGTAAAGATTTTACACAATAGAACATTGTAGTGGGGGATTTCCACTTTGTTAATTGTAATCATATCCCCATCCTTATAGTATTGTTTGTGGATAGGGGAATATATGGTTACATTCTCCGAAATTAATTGGGTAAGGTCTTTATCACTTGAAAAAACGATAATCTGCTCTTCTGTTGAAATTTTGCAATAGTGAGCAATGAGGTCATCAGCCTCATTGTTTACCATCTCTATTTGTCTCACAAATATTTCTTCAAGGTATTGTTTAACCCTTGCTTTCTGTTGCAGATACGACTCGTATTTGAATTCGTTCATATCTTGGCGTCGGTTTGTCTTATATTGTGGATAGATTGTCTTTCTCATTGAAGAGTTTGACTCCCCATCCCAAAACACAACCACCTTATCGTGATTATGTTCCTCTAAGAACTTACGTAATATGTTAATGAAGTGATACACTCCACCCACATGATTTCCTTCGTTATACAAGTCCCTAACCCCATGAAATCCAATCTTAAATAGATTGTCTCCGTCAACTAATAATGTCTTAATCACAACAGTGATTTAAAATGTGAAACAAATAAACTAATCTTCTTTTTCTTCTTTTAGAGTAAAGTCACCATCTGTACCAATGATATCTTTCCAATAGTCAGCATATTCTTTTTTGTAATTTTCAATTGAAGCTTTCTCTTCAGATGCTTCTTTACCCGCCAAGAATCCGTGCGGTGTAACAATAATCTTTCCGTCTTCATAACCCAATCCATTGATGTGGTTTTTCATAACAGAAACTTTTGTTCTGATTGCAAACTTGACACTTCGTTTGTCTTTAGTTGCTGTAATCTTGTTTGTACCCGCACCTTTTTGGTTACCAAATAAGAATACTAATGATGAGTTTAACCAAATGGCCTCTCCACCTTTAGCTTTAATCTTCGGTTGTCCGAAAGGATTATCAGGTAACTCAACCCATGGTTGGTTTACAATGATTAAGGTATTTTCGTATTTAGAGTCAGATTTACGAGACCCTGAAATTCTTTGGTTAATACCCATACCAATTTTGTCAGCCAAGGTAGATGCGTTGTGTTGTTTACCTCCTTTTCCTTCGTAAGTCATCTTACAAGGAACTGAACCAACTGAATCCCAAAGGAATAATAAATCGTAAGGAATATCATCTTTCTCTTGAGCGTCTAATAGTTCGTTGATGTAGTCGGTAATTTGTTCAATGTAACTAAAGTTATTGTTGAAGATGTAAAATCCATCCCAATCTAATTCCCCTGTTTCTTTGTCAACAACTTCTTCACATTCAAAACCCATAAGTTTAGCGTGTTCAAAAGACCACTTCTGCTCTGTAATGATGAATACAGGTAAAATACCTTTCTTTTGGGCATCAACTGCCGATTTAACTAACGCCGTCGTCTTTCCTGTATCCGAGTGACCAAGGAACATATTTAAATGTCCGATGGCAGGGCCAGGTAAACCTACAGCATCTAGGAAGTCAGGTCCTAAATCAAAAAACCTTTGAGGTTTATATTTTGCCGAAGTTGAGAACTTCTTTTTTACTGAACTGAAGTCGTTTTTTTTAATCGCCATGTATTTGTTTGTTTAAAAAATGGGGTAGGTAATTCACTACCCCGTGATATTAGAATGGTAAATCTCCCGCAGGCTCATCATCCATTTGTGGGTCAAGATATGCAGGTTTTTCAGTTTTCGCTCCTCCAATCATTGTTGTTTCTTCAGTGTTGTTTTCATAAACATAACCACCTTTTTCACTATCCCACTTTGGTGTTTCACCACGAGCAATAGCTTCAAGATAATCAACAGGTTTTTTAGAATAAACATCTAACCAAGTCATTTCATCTTCAACCCAAGCTTTAGCTTGAGCTGGTTCCGCATGTACAGGAGACGCATCTTCGTACATGATAGTTGATACTGTTGTATACTCCTTACCTTTAGGAGTCTTTGCTTTGGACAACTCAATGATTAAGTCACGGCCATTTGTTGGGTCGGTAACATCTCCTTTGTTTCTCCAAATTGGAATGATTTTATCCAAGATACCATCATTCTTATAATTGTGTTTGAATCTCCAAAACTTTGGCCCGTCCTCTTCGTGGTCACGGTCAATAACTTTGACGATATAAAACTTACGAGACTTATATTGTTTCGCCAATTCTTTATCAGATTCTTTTCCTGTTGACATTAACTCTTCGTAAACCTCATTCAAAGGTGAACGTTCGTTGTCATTTTTACCTGGGTCATAGAACTTCTGCCATTGACCACCAACTTGGATTTCGTGGTACCAAGCTTCCTTGAATGGCGATGAACCATCTGGTGTTGGTAGGATACGAACTCTTCGTTGTCCTGATTTCTCTTTATCTCCTAAGATTAAAGCGAAATACTTCTTCATTCTTTCGTCTTGCGACATCTTACTTTGGGCCCCGCCCGATGCTTGTTGTGATTTTTCGTACTGCGCCAATACGGCGTCCAATGAACTCATCATAATTTTTTATATTAAGTTTTTTAAATTGTATGATACAAATATAGGTGTTTTATTTGTTATGTCAAATAAAAAAGACCACCGAATGGGTGGTCTTAATCATTAATGTTTCTAAAAACTAAAATCCTTCTTTATCAAATCCAGGATTTTGGAATGATGTTTTAATATCATTCACATTAATGTCAGTAACCTCATCGGGTGTTAAAACATAATCATTTTTTCCCGTCATTTCCATCTCATCTTTTTTGTCGTCAAAGAATTGTGATAACTTTTGGTTGAATGGATATGAATCGTATGTTCTTAATTCTAATTTTTCTTCAGGAGTTTTCTCTCTGTATTTCTCAATCTTACTTTCCAAAGAATTCAACTTATTCATAATTGAATCCATTTCAGATAATTTAGATTCTAAGTTACCTAATTGACCAAACAAGTTTTCAAAATAATCATCTTGTTTCTTTTCAATATTTTTTTGAGAATCTACTAATTCTGTGATATCAAGTTCTTCACTACCTGACTCGTCACCACCTTCTTCAGATTTTCCTTCATCATCAATTTTTTCAACATCAGGGTCATTTTCTACATCAATAGGTTCTGCAGGTACATCAGCAACAGGTGCTTCAGGAGCCGCAGGTTCTGCTGGCGCAGGTGGAAGTGGAGCTTCCGCTCCAGGTGCTGGCGCCAATGCTCCTAAATCAGGTTCAGCAGTAGCCGCATCTTGTTCCATAATATATTGATTGATACTCTTGTATCTTTCAATTTCACTTAATATTTTTTTTCTGTCTACTTTCATTTTGTTATCCGTTTAATAATTGTTTTACACCTCTTGATGTTTCAACTCTTACTTTTCTATTAACAGTAGTTTGATGACCCGCTCTTTCAATTAAGCCATCTCTTTCTCTAATAGTGTAGCAGTCTCCTGTGTCTAAGTCGCAAACTTGTTTAGTTCCGTCTCCATTGTCTTCTTGAGAATATCTTACTGATTTTCCAAGATAATTGTCTAATGCCGATTTTAAGTTCATAAAATTCTTTTTATATAAATATATGGTTATTGTATTAAATTATACTATTCTGAATCTCATTTTGAATGGTAATACTACATCTTGGGGATTTTTATCCCTGTTAACTGGAATTGCTCTAACATAAAATGTAACGTCAACATCTGAATTTTTATATTCTTCACTGTTAATCGTTGTAGCTGGTAAATTCAAAACAAATAATAAAAATTGATTTTGAGTAATATTAAATTGATTGTTTGAAACATAGTTTGAATTGTTGACTTTGGTCATGGTATTTTGTACCCCTAAAGTTTTTTTAACGATTGTATTATTAGGTCCAACTGAATCTTTTGTTATTGAGTATATGTATTCAGGATATTGATAAATAATCCATTCTCCAACATTGTCAGCAACAACTATTTTCAAACTACCATTGTTTGTCGGTGTTGAGTTCAATGTTATAGGTGATGGATTAGTATTAACGTCTGTTGAAAGTGATGGTAAAGTTTGTTGTGGATTATAACTAAAATCAGTAACACTTGTTACATCTCCATTTTTTGTATGCACTTTAATTTTAATATTTTTAACCTCTTTTGTATTAATTTCAGGTACAATAACGTTGATGTTAAAGTCATCAATTATTTCAATATATTTTGAAGGTACTTTAACAGTATCAAAAGTTACTTCATCTGTTGTACCTAAGAAAGTTCCATTAATTCTTACTATAGTATTATTCCTACCAGTTTTTGGCGTAAATGTTTTGATAATCGGCGGTGGACATTTCACAGTTTCATCAACTGTTATGTTCAAATTATTTTTTGGAGTAGTTTTTCCCTCGTTTTTATCTTTAATTTTTTGTTTTACTTTTTCATTTGCATTTTTAACAAGATTAGTAACTTCAACGTTTAAACCTGCATTTCCACCTGCCAAATCAAAAGCTTCATTGAATCTAGTATCCAACAATGTATATTGTGATAAATTACTGTCGTAAGCAGATTCGGAAACGTTTTGTTGTGGCCAATAACACACATAGTATTTTGTAATACCTAAAGCATTTGGACCTTCGGTTATACGAGGAACGTTTTCTCTTAATCTTGATGCCATAAAGTCAATGTACCTATCTAATGACGTAAAATTGGCTATTGGTTGAGCTGTTTTAGTTGATAGCGTTGAATTTGGAATGTTTGCACATGAACATTGACCTGGAATAAAATAAGCAGGTGCCGTGTCACCATAATCATGGGTTAATTCAACCGTACCATAATTATGATTGTATCCTTCAAATATTTTTCCTTGGTAAGTTCTTACATACGATATCATGAATATCAGTAATTGTAAAATTGGTTCGTTAGATAATTTAACTTTCAAAGCATCTGCGAATTGTTTTGGCGTAATAGATGTTGAAGTTGTTGTTTCCACTTTAGCCCAAGTTAAATATGGAGCAACCAAATTGTTAACACAAGAATTAGGCGCCGCCTTGGTATTATCACCTGATTGAGTTATTTGAGCCGCTTTACCAATTTCTGTAATTGCTTTAGCGGTAACATCATCTTTTTTAATTTTAAGAAGTGCTTCAACCTTAGTTAATAAATTTTGATTTATACTCTGCAAGTAGTTATCAATTGCAGGTAAATCATATATACCTTGTCTTATACCTGTAAAGGTTGTTTGGAAACTTCCAGCATTTATTGTATGACTAACATCTAAAATCATGTACGGCCCATTGAACATAGGAACATGTCTCAGATTAAAATACATCATCGGTTGTAATAACGCATTGCCTAAACAAGATACTGAACATTGATAACTTCTTCGTTTGTATAAATTATATAAACTAATGTTCTGAGTTGCAACTGTTCTACCAGACTCTTGATTAATCATATTTAATTGAGTTTGAATTGTCTCAGAAGTTGCTTTACCACTATCCATAGACACATTGAATGAATAGAAAACATTTTGATTTCTAATACCCATATCAACGTTAAATCCAACACATCTATTAGATACCGCCCAATCTTTTTTATTTTGTTGATTTTCAATTAATGGGTTTTCAGATGCTCTTCTCATTTCAAATCCATCAGTTCTATACTTGGAATTGTTTTTTGGTAAGTCCAAATAAGCAGATGGTAGACCAGTATAGAAACAAAGTATTTTAGGACTTGATTTTCTGTAATCAACGTCTAAAAATGTTCCCCACATGTTGTCGGCAAATTGTAATGAACCTTCAGTATTTTGAGATATTGTTGTGCCATCTACATCTTGGACATTATAGAAATTCACATAAGCAGGTAGTGGCATTACATTGAACTTATTTTGAATCAACATACCACTTATCAATGTAAACACACTCATTTCCATGTTAAGTGCATTTGTACTGAGCATTCTTTTCAATTCAAAGATATCAAGAATAATTGTATCTCCAATATTTCTTGAAGCTCTATCTAAAAATAAAAAGTCTTCGAACAAAGTTTTGTTTCTAAAGTCAGAACCTGAAATCCATTTATCATTTAACGCCTTAAAGACTTCATAGTTTTCAACTTTGCTTTGTTGACCATCTATTACACTTTTGATTGTTTTTTCAGGTAACTGTTGTTGGTCAGGTAAAGCAAGTCTTACAGACGTTAATACATCATTCAAGAAAACGTTTTGTAAATCTGTTGCAGTTTGTAAATAATCTTGAATTTTTGTTTTGAATGTACCTGTTGTTATTGTTGGGTCGTACAATTTTTGAGTTGCATAAATTTTTACTAAAGGTGCACAAATAACAATATTATTGACAGTGAACTTTATATCGTTGTCAATGAAGAAATCTGTTATGTATGAACCAGCATCAGTATAAATTAAATTTTCAATTGTTGAAAACCCAACTTCAGTTTCCAAAGTTACCCACTCTGTAGGATATTGTGCTTTTGACTGAGCTAATGTTACCCCTCCTTTACTCGAAGGTAAAGAATTTTTTACGTATGGGTCAAAGTTTATAGGGTCAACAACAGTTGGTGTTTCAGACTTATATGATGTAAAAGAATCAAAAGTTCTTCTTTTATAATTGGCAGGATTACCGTATTTCAATATTACATCATACTGTAAAAAAGCAGTGATGTTAGATTTAAAAACCGTCAGTTGTGTTTCACCCAAATTTGAAAAATAATCTGGTGTTGTTTGTTTTGTTGTCTCGGCATTGACAGTCATTAACTTTCTAAACAAGTACTGAAAATTTTTGAATATTGCGTTAGGGTCTACAGGTGACGTATCCAATGGAACAGTTACTTGAGGTCCCAAATCAATATCTTCAATAGGTTTAGAAAAATTTAAAAATTCTTGTTCAAATTGGTCAAGAATACTTTTATCAAAAACTGAAAAAATTTCATCTATTTTTGAATACTCGTCAACACTCAATAATTTAAACGGAGCTTGTTGATTTGTGTTTGGTAGTATTTTGTTAATGTATGAATCAGGTTGTGGTTTCACAACTTGGTCGTTATCAAAGTATCCATAGTTCGGTACGTTCCATAATAATCTAACCGAACCATTGTACATTGATTGATTATAAGTTAAATTAACTACTGTTTGGCCATTCTCAGTACAAGTCTCTTTTGTTTGGTTAACATCACTACCAAACGAAGGTACTATAAAGTAATCATAACTTGTTGTATTTTGTTTAGGGTTACAATTAACCGTATTATTTTCAATAACAGTATTTGGTAAAATTACTGACCAAGTAGTCAGTGTTAACGTTTCTCCATTTTGAACAGAATTAAAGTTTGACCCTTCAAAATCAAAAACTTTCATTCCTCCATTTATACTATTTTGAATTTGGTCGTCAGTATATGTTGTATACAAATCGTAACCTGTATAAAATACATTAAAGTCATTTATAGTTTTTGGATAGAAACCTGTTTGTATAGAAATACTTCCTTCCTTATTATTTTGTAGAGTGATTGATTTTTTTCCTTCAAATTCAAAATTGTAAGTTTTAGTTTCAGCACTTGTTATAGGGTCAAAATTTGTTGCATAATCATAATTTTTCCAAGCGCTATCTAATATATCAACATTAGTTTGTTTGTAAGTTTTGTATCTGTACCAAATAGAGCCTAACTTTAATACCCAAGCATATGGCATTTTATGTATTGCTCCAAACTTTTTAAAACAAGATGCAATATAATCTAAATCTGATGTAACGCCTTTTGTCTTATATCTTTCCCTTAAACTAGCTAAAGGTAAAGAATTTATAAACAAGTAAGCCGCTTGTACGTATGGATATTTATCTTTTTTTCTCCAATTATAAACACCATTTTGTATTGCGTTAATAAAATACGGTGTGTTTAAAATTGTAGTTGTTGTCTGTGTTGGAAAAGTATTGATAGGTGAAATATAATTTACATATCCTTCTGTCGCAACTAATAAATTATCAGAATTTTTATCATCTAATATTCTTGAAGAATAAAAATTTTTTAACTTAGTACCTTTAGCTGTAAGATATGGATTTATGTCAACTAAATAAGAGAAATTAGTTACAGGTCTATTTATTAGTGTATCATTAATGTTTGAGAAATTTGATATTACATTTCTTGGTTCATATACGTTCAACACTTTTTTTGTATTATATACCCCAAAATTCGCACTTGTACCTGTAGAACTCATGTTTTTACTAACCCAATTAGGGTTTGTAAATGGGTATGTGTCGACAAGTATTGGTGTATTTGAAGCATTCTCAACTAATTGTTTCAATCCAGGTGAAACAGGAGAGTTTTGAGGATTTTTTCCCAAATCAAATATACTTAAAATATTAAATGAACTTTCTGTTAAAGTTTTAATGTACGGTGTTACAAAAAAATCTCTAATGTATTCTTGATAAGATTTTCCAGTACCATTGTTTGAAATATTTTCTAAGAAGTTTTGGTAGTTTGAAGCCGTCAAATTGTAATTTTTTAGTTTTAAACTAATATAAGGAGAACTTATTCCAATTCCGTTAACTAAGTTATTTGTTTCAACTTCGTTATTTAACTTAATTAACTCTCCACGTTGATTTTGATTAGCTCTTAAAAAACCTGAATAGTGAGTAGTTAAAAATTGTCTTTCCCATATTTCATAAAAAAACTTTATTTCTTCCTTATTTGCATATGCAATACCCGATGAAGGATATTCAATTGCATTTATGTTAATAATTTTTGTACTAAGTTCTGTATCAGGAACTGGTGCTGCTGTTGGGGGATTGAACTTTTGAGTTAACCCTTTCATGTATTCCTCAACAAATTCAACTTCAGGCCACTTGTCATATAGATATCCTTTGGTCAAGTTGACTACTGAAGGGTCTGCAAGATACTTTAGTTGAAATCTTCCTTTTTTATCATCAGGAGTTTCGACAAAAAATTGTGGCCAAGGATATACAGGTATTTGAGACGTTGATAGTCCTTGGTTTTGATTAGATGTAGTTACAGTTATATTAACTTTATTTTGTGAATCAGTACCTGGCGCCGAAGATAAATCATTTAAAATAGCAGCTTTTCTAACAGGGTCATATTTTACATTCCAAGCATTTGTATGAACATCATCTAAAAGTCTAATGAATCCTTCTGCGTTAGCCATGATAACTGCACACATATTTCTAACTGAAGGTTTGAAACCAATCCCAGTTGCTCGGTCTTCAATTTTTGACGCCAACTCCGCAGACAATTTTGTTTCTTGAGCTGATAGTTTTTGGTTTGCTTCAGTATTCATTTGATTTATTGTATTAACAAATCTGTTAGTACCATCAAAAATAAACACTGGCGGCATTAATGTATCAACATTAGTATTGATTAGTAAACCATTTGTATTTCGACCTATTTGTCCATAAGGTTTAAGTGATTTTTGTACACTAGCAATCAAGGCAAAAATTTCAATGTCTGTAGGTGTTTTCACTCCTGTTCTTTCTATTAATGTTTTTGACCAATTTATGTTACTAACAACAAAAGGCTCTTCAAACATGGCATATTTGATTGGGTTTTTTATTGGCATATCACCTTTATCCCCTAATGTTTTGTTTGTTGCCAACAAGTTGTTAAACTCTGTTATGTATTTTTTTAACTGTTCAATTGCTTCCCACTGGTCTTTAGCATTATTATAACTTTCTTTGAACGTATAAACATAGTCACCTTTAATTGTAACTAATGGTTTTGGATTCAAATATTGATTGAACCATGAAGTTTCGTCACCTCTAACTTTACCAAAATAAGCGGTAAGAACATCTTTATATGTTCTTATATTAGTTAATGATTCAACGTTTACTTTGTTGTATGAAGCCAAAATGTTTTGTTCAAACATCTCCAACTTATTAATTAATTGAGCAAGTGTAATCTCAGGAAAGTTTTCAGGTAGTAGTCCTTTCGCTTTATACTCACTATACACCTCAACTATTTTTTGATATCCTTTTTCAGTTGTCAATTGAGTTACAATGTTGTCAGGACTAATAGTTGATTCTTTTGAAATTGCGTTTGTTTGAGATGCCGATGCTCTTGTATTTTTGTCTGCGGGTTCAGGCGATGTCGGTGATTTAGCAACATTAAATGTATTTGAATACATGTGAGGAGCGGCTAATAAACTACCAACAGATATTTCATTCAAGATGTTAAATTTAAAACCAACAAATTCTAATTTTACGATATAGTTACCACTGTAAGAGTTGAAACTTGCACTGAAACTTTGTAAATTCAACTGATATCTAATTGCTTGTCCATAATACCCTTTTAATGTCAAGTAAAATGGTGGGTAAGGTAAATTAAAAAATGCAGCATATGGTGAATTATCACCTAACTGAAATAAAGCTCTTCCTTGAACATCTTCCAAAACCATACTAACACTTGGTGTAAATGATGTGTTTGTTCTTACTTGGATAGATGTAATACCTAACAAACCGTTGTCTGTCGCTTTTTCACCAGGTGATGCAATATAAGTTTTTTGGTATGGGGTGTCTCCTTTTGGTTCAATCAATTCATCTTTGATTTGATTTTGCCCCAACATGTTTTTGGCATTTTTTCCTGTCAATTCATCGTAATATCCTGTAGTCAGTGCAGTGCCTTCAGTAGGTCTTAAGAAGTTCATGTTGGCAACTGATATGGTTCTTGTGTTGTCGTTTGATGGTGTGATTCCAACCGCAAGTTTTGTTCTTGGAAGAACTTCAGCTTCAAGGTTTGCATACATAACCAAGTTTTCATGGTCAACCAATCTTTCCTTGATATTACCAAAGGCATCAATAGTCTTGTTAGGGTCAACCACAATAATATTATTGTAATCAAACTCTACTAAAATGTTCCCACTCTTGTCACCCTGTACAACACTACCTGCCATAATAATAAAAATAATTTGCTAAAGCCGCTTTATAATCCTGTAATGATGGTAGTAATGGATATGGAATAATCAATACTGCACCATCATATATGTTATTTTCTAGTCCTCCAAATTGAGGGTTTGCTTGCAAAATTAACCATCCAAAATATGGTGAGTTATAATATTCTTGAGATACAACATCCAATCTACTCCTTGCAACTTTATAGATGTAAGATTTATCAGTTGTTTTTTGAGGCAACTGCACAAATGGTACAACAGTTTGTTCACCGTTGATTAAGAAATCATTGTATCTGTTATAATATTGATATGCCATTAGTTCAATTTAACTTTACTTATATATGCAGTACTTCCTCCTAAAGAGTCATTCCAAGTATTTGTTGATGTGTTAATATTTGTAGTTGCACCAAGTGATTTTATCACCTGTGCTTGATAATTTTTATTAGCACTAGTTCCTACTGTATAAGATAATTCTCTATTTTTAGAAGTAAAAGGAGTAAATTTCATGAAAGGTTTTAACTTGTCAGTGTCTCTTTCCATACTATCTAAAAACGCAACCGTAATATTGTTT